CATACCAGTATTATCCTCCATATCATATGCAAGAGTGTACTTATTTTTATATGAAGTGTAGTTCGGCACGATGACCGGTAACGTACGAGCTTTAGATTTCTTATAGGTAATATAAGATCTAATAGGTTCTATGCCATTGGTAGAGCACTGAATTACCGAAGAGCTCTCGCACGGCATTATAGCTGATACAGTACTATGCCTTAGTCCAAACTCTTTTATTCTAGCTCGTAAGCCTTCCCAGTCCATACTATTTTTTCTTGTAACAAATTCGTCAATTTCTTTCTTATAATTATCAATTGGTAACCAACCTTGACTATACTTTGTCTTATTAAATTTAGGACATCTACCCTTCTCACTCGATAGATCACAAGAAGAACTTAATAGATAGTACTGTACCTTCTCCATTAACTCATCTGCAACATTAGGAGCTTCGTCATCTGTATACTTTACTCCATGTTTTGCAAGATATGCAGCAAAGTTAGTAATACCGATACCTAACGATCTACGATTCTTAGTAAAGTTTTCAGCAGCAGGTAAGAAGTAATCTTGGTAATCGATTAACTGATCCAAAATACGTACAATAATATCACATACCTTTTCCATTTCTGCATCAGATTGAATCTCTAATACATTAATAGCAGAAAGAATACAAATACCAATTTCAGCATTCTTATCATCTGTATGCTGTAAAGGTTTGGTAGGGTGTAATACTTCAACACAAAGGTTAGTCATCTTAATATCATCATCCCAAGCTGATCTTTGATTGCAATGATCTATATTCATAAAGTAAATACGACCAGTCTCTACTCTTTCTTTAATAAACAACGACATTAACTTTCTTGCTTTAACAGTCTTCTTAAACTTAAGACTTGTCTTACGTTCATACTGCTCGTACAACTCATCAAAATTTTCATGACCGAAAGCATCATATAACTCTTTAGCCTCATGAGGAGAAAAAAGAGTTATATCTTCATTCTTTAAAAATCTCTTATAAAATAACTCACTGAACTGAATACAATAATCTAATTTACGAACACGATTATCATCAGTACCAGAGTTATTTTTTAGTACTAACATATCTTCCGCTTCATAATGCCAGAAAGGAAAGTTAACTGTAGCAGACCCTCCACGAATACCATTCTGATGACATGACTTGACTGTTGATTCCATCAACTTAAGAAAAGGTATTACCCCAGTATGAACAACTTCACCATTACGAATAGGGGAGTTAAGGGGACGTATACGTCCCATATTTAAACCAATACCATAACGAGACCCTGTAGCATACCCAGCAGCAGTAGACGAAGAAAAGATAGAAGGTAATGTATCATCCACATCAATTAAGCAGCATGATGCATATTGTCTAACTTTACTTCGTACCCCAGCCATTAAAGGTGTTGGTAAATTAATCTTAAACTTAGAAAAATAATCATAAGCTTTTTTAACATAAGAGATACGAGCAGATCCTTCATATTGACCGAAACATACCATAGCTATAATCATATACGCAAATTGAGGCGTTTCATATATCTTAGTTTCAGACCTATCCTGAATTAGATACTTATCACATAACTGACGAATACCTGCATAAGTAAAATTATTATCTCTAGAGTGATCTACATACTCATCAAGTTTATTAATTTCTTTATCGGTATATAGCATTAAAATATCTTCATCGTACACATCATTTTCATGCACGTTTTTGTTAACAAAGTCGACTAACTTAGGAGGATTCTTACCACCCCATACATCTTTACGTAACTGGTAAGATAGTAATCTTGATGCAACATATTGATAATTAGGTGATTGTAGTGATATTAGATTAACAGCAGAATCAATTAACACATTGTGTATCTCTCGCGTTGTTATTCCTTCTTTCATCTGAAGCTTAGCATTTATTTCAATATCAGAAGCTGTTACACCTTTGATGTCATTAACTGCCCAACCTACAACCCTATGTATTCTATCAACATCAAACGGTACGGTTTCACCAGTTCTCTTTACTATATTCATATTCATTATTTAAATTATTATGTTATTATCAACGCTATAATAGATCCAAATTTTTGAAAATCAAACTTACTTTCATCTATATTAAGCATATGTTGTAATATTTTTTTATCTTTTGATATTTTATCGTCTGTTAAATATCTAAATTTTTTAAAATCTATTGGATATATACCACTTTTGAAGTAAGCATAGCAATCATTACATGTAAGATTAAATTCACTTAATAAATTTTGATATACGACTAAATTTATATCGTATGATTTTTCTTGATCACTTATTGTTTTAATAATATTATCACCTATATCATTAGGTTTAAGACAGATTCCGTATAGTGGTAACATATTACTTTTATTTTCAGTTTTATATAACCTAAAAAATTTCTTTGGATTATACTTTTCGTTTATTTCTAACCGCTTATTATCATATTCATTTTTTATAATAAAACCTAAAAATATTGATGGTTCAAGAGGGGTTCTATACGAAAACTGTTCACCCTCTACCGGGGACTCTACTAAAGATACGTCTATCATTATAGATTTATTTCTCTTTTTAAAGTTGCACCTTTAAGGCTATATACTCTAATCTTATCTTTACCCCCGTTCTTAGGGTGAATCGTAACTGTCACAGTATCACCTGTTACAATCGGTCCACTATAAGTACATGAACCAGGTAGTTCAGCTGTATGTTGTATTGAACCGTTTTCAGCATTGAAAATGATAAGTTTACTTCCTTCTATTCTTGGTACTAAATTCATACTTTAATTATATATTTATTTATGAAAGATTCAACTTCAGGATCGGATTTATTATAAGTAAATGAAGATAAATTTTCATTTATTGTTGGTATTTTTAAACTACCCGTTTTAAACCTTTCTTCAAGTTGAGTAACTATAGTTTCATTTGGAATTTCAATATCATCTGATACATTTAAGATATTTCTAATTTCCATTACACCATAACCTCTTTTAAACAGAGTTTTTACATCTCTACTTATATAGAGTCGTTGTAACGTTTCAACATCTTTATATTCTTCTATTTTCTTTCTTAAATAATCACCAGAAAATAAACTTTCTTTATTTGTAACTATACACTTAACCTTTAAGGATTTAACCATATCTTATTATAAATATAATTATATGAAATTCAACGCTTTAGTTAAAAATATATTAGAAGATTTTAAAGCTCCAACTGATAGTAAAAGACGAACTAAAAGGTCTAAAGGTAAGTATGGTACTGTTAACCCTCAATTAAACGATCCACATAGTACTAAAGCTATTTCCGGATTTAAAGGTCAACCAGGTGGTAAACAACATACACTAAAATTTTCGTTACCTAATAAAAAGAAGACTAAAAAGCCATCTTAACGCCTTTTTCAATATCAGCGTCAGAAATCTTAGCAGCTTCTTTTCGACCATTTTCAAATTGAAAAATTGGTCTCATTAATTTCATTAAAACTTCCGGGTCATTTAGATCAATTTTTTCATCAACATCATACCCTGATCCGCTTGAAACGTGTCTTGCATAGTTAGCGTTATTTGGATTATTATCTTCTGGAGGAGCATACCTATCAATAATTTTTTTAATAGTATCTATACCATATTTTTTACCGTATGTTCTTAAAATCCTAGCTGAAGCTCTAACTCCCATATGCATATCACTAAACCTCTCAAATTCTTCACCAGGTTCAGTTACCTCACCATTCCAATTTGTAGGTGATGTTCGTATATTTCCAGGGTTATTGTTAAATATAGATGCGTTCGCAGACGATGCCATTAACCCCGCTGCTAATGCACCAGTTGCTAATGCTTTACTAAATTTACCTTCTTCAATAACATATTCTTTAAATGTTTGCATTATACGAATCTTTCTATAAAGTATTTAGGCAACTTGGTTTTATTTCGAATAATAGCTTCATATACACCTGCATCTAAAATATAAGTCTTACAATGATCTTGTTTACTTCGGATACCTCTACCGCATTGTTGTACAACGTTACTTAACATCTTATTTGAATACCATGCTTTATCTAATTCAAATAACTTCTTAATTCTATTATCACCTAACGGTAAGTAAGGAGCTTTAATTACTATTTGAAATCTAGCTAGATCATCTTTTAAGTCAATACCTAAACCTAAAGATGGGCTTACTAACACAGTCGGGTTCTTACTTTTTGAATGCTGTCTTAATATTTCTTCATTTCTAGTTTCTTTATCTCTATATAGAAAGCGTCTACTCTTTAAATTGTTCTGTAAGTATGAAGCAATAAATCCAGTATGGGTATGTATAATACCTTTTTCAAATTCATGCTGATTACATATCTCTTCTATTTGCTTTACAATCTTCGGTAGGGTCTTTTTAAGATTGTAATGGTTAATCTTTTGCTTAGTATTAATATAGATAGGAGCTTTTTGAGCATCGAAAGTACTATCAGACTCTACATATTCATATTCCTTTATACCTAAGCTCTTTGCAAAATGCTTATGATCAATAATAGTAGCAGACATTAACAATACATTATCAGCATACTTAAAGATATACTTCGACAATACGTCTACCTTCAAAGGCATAACTCTAGCAGTCTTACCATCTCGTTGTACAACATACTCACATTCTTCCCATGTTTCAGTTATTAAGTTTAGACTCCTATGAAGATTTTTTAAATAACTTAGCTTAATATTTTCACTATTACTGAGCTGTATATTTTTATTATTACTTTTATTAGTTAATGTATTTATATACTCACTAACTTCTAGGATACATGAACAGATCCATTTATATATTGCATCTTGTTTTTCAGAATATAAACTCGGTACGCTTACACCTAATAACTTTAAACGATCAGGGTCAATAAAAACTGAATATTGTTTTACTATCTCATCCTCAAGTTCAGACGCCTCATCACATATAATAAAGTTTTTACGTTTCACATGCCCAGGCAAGGCTAAAAACATCTTATAATTTAACACACCAAACTTATCGACTAAACCCCGATTACGGGCATTATGATAATTACACTTATGAGCTTTTCTATGTTCATCTAATACCTTACGAGGCATGACAGATGTTTCCATTTCAACATCAATATCGGGGTTTAGAGTACTGGTATAATTACTCTTACCTTTCATAACTATACTATCATCAAACAATTCATAATACTGATCTTGTAATGATTTTGTTATAGTTAATGCAAATGCACCGCTAGCTGGTTCGTCTAGGCATTCAGGCTCGTTAGTATAATTGCCAACGTTATCCATTTTAAACGCGTCGTAGTTATTAATTAACTCTTTAAAATAATCAGTAGACTCATTCGATACATTAGCTAATGTCTTTGATATAAAACTCTTACCACTGCCGGTAGGGGCACTACAGATAACAAACTTATGACCTTTATTGAAGGCATGCTCGATCTTTTTAATTATATTGATCTGCTGAGTACTCGGATTATATCCGTCAGGAAATTTATTAAGGTATTTACTCAGCATATAATAATTATAATATCAGACTGCTGATAAAACAACTATGTTATTGTATAATTTACTTTTCTTTTCAAAGTTTAAAACTTTGGTTTTGAAATAAACAAACTCATTATTTTTAGCAAATTCCTCTATTCTATAATCAAATTTAAGATGCATATGACCTACTTCAGAACTAAAAGGAAAGGGAATTTCATATTGTTTCAAATCACCCTTTTCGTTTTCTAAAGATAAACTAAAATAAAAATCTTTAACTTTAAAAAGTTTTAATTTACCTTGCTTTAAAGGTTTAGCGGGGTTAATATAGATAACGATATTACGTAGTAATAAATTAGTTAAGTCTTTTTCTATCTTTTCGAACTTCATGTACCCATATAGTTCCTCTTTTCATCCGCAGACATTGGATATATACTTTTGTTAAAATATTCAAAAAATTCATCTTCAGGTATGGTATTTACTATTGCACAATTATCCATACTAACCATTCTCCAACCCTGCATCATAATATCCCATACCGGTAATAAATTTTTACTAGCGGGGTTATATTTTGGAGGACCTGCTGGTGGTTTATAATTTAACGTTAGCCGACCGTTGACACTATTGAGTAAGCTCTCGTCCAGAGTACATAACATTCTTCTTTGAGAACTGTCACCTGGTTTTGGTCTCCGTTTCTCAAAAATTATTTCACAGACATTACCCTGCAAAGTATTTTTAAGATTCGGTAGACTTACTTTCATCTTTCTTTTTTGATTTTTCTGCTTCGCTCTTAGCAATTGCTTTCAAACGATTCTTCACAGTATTAACTTCTTTTTTATTAGGCTTCTTTACTGACTCTTTTTTAGATGCTATACCAAATAATCTATTTTCATTTAAGAAAACCCCTTTATTAAGTTTACCATATCCTGATATGTCTGCATTTGCAATACCTACCCCAAGATTATTTGGAAAGATTACTATTTCCCCACCTTTAATATATTTACATTCAGGTCCTGCTAATATTACTTTAGCTTTTCTCCATGCCCTTTGTACAGCATTAGTAGGTATATAAACCCCGCCTCTCATAATAGCATCTCCTTGACCATCTGAAACTTCATCGATATATTCTACTAGAATAATATCATCAAAGATGAAACCTAATTCATAATCTTGATCAATAATACCATCTAAAGAATTATTATGTGAATCTGTTAAGTCAATTAAACTCCTTTTCGGAGCTAATACATCAATGCTTGCTTGTGCCATATAACTATTTACGAAAGAATATTTTTAGTTCAACAGCAATTACTGCCATTCAAAGTTTGAGGCCATATGTCCCCATTTTGATGTTTGAGCAAATATTGGTGTGTTTAATTTTAAAAATTTAATAATACCTTGAGGTGATAAATCGTAATCTTTTATTTCTATTTTTTCACCATTTACTGTAGCTGTTGCCTGTAATGGTTGGTCATACCCAATAGCATATGCTAATTCAACTTTAACCTCACTATTAGTTCTATTCTTTTTAAGCATATCAACTGCTATATACCTGGCCATATATGCAGCTCCTCTATCAACTTTTGTACAATCTTTACCACTAAAAGCTCCTCCTCCTAAAGGCACTCTAGGACCATAATTATCTACAGCTAACTTTCTACCAGTTACCCCTGCATCAGCCTGAAAACTGCCTATACTCCAATCCCCTGCAGGATTACAATGTAAAGATTCTATTTCATATGAATAGCTATTAAAAAAATCTTTTGTAATTTTTTCTAATTCAACTTTAGGTGCATTTTGAAATGAGCATACAACCCTTATTTTATTACCATTTAATGTAATTTGGGTCTTACCATCAAAAGGGTAGTCTTTATAAATTCGTTTATTTAATTTTCTAGCAAGATAGTATTCTTGCGGCATAAACTCTTCATTATCTCTACATGCATACCCGATCATAATACCTTGATCACCTGCACCACCTACATCGACGCCGCGACTAATCTCAGGCGATTGTTCAATAATATTAATAATTACATCAACATTATCATCTTCAGCAATCTCTCTTACGATTGTTTCTATTTCATTATTGTCAATTTTATAATTACTAGTTACCTCACCAGTTACCATTACTTTACCATGGCCACCGCAAGTTTCAATAGCACACCTCGAATTATTATCATTAGAAAGATATAAATCTAAGATTGTATCCGATATTCTATCACATAATTTATCCGGATGTTTTGGGGAAACGAATTCAGCTGTTTTCATTATGTTATTTACTTAAACTATTATTAATTTCAACAAGATTTTTATATTCCTGTTGACTGTAAAATTCAGGTACTAACTGTTTTTCTTCTTTAGTTTTCTTCTCTTTTTTAATCTTTTTAATATAGTTTAATCTTTTAAATTTCAATCTAGGCAATATAGAATAGATGTAATTATATTGAGATAACTTATCATCAAATAAATTCCAATATTTATTAGTAGTTTCATTTATATATTCATTTAACTCTTTTGAATACATACTAGTCCATCTATTAACCATAAATAGATTAAACTGCGATTCATCATCGCAGTTCATATCTATCTTTTTCTTACTAAACAGTAAGCTATTTATATATTGAAATATTGTCACAGATTAATCTTAGTAGTTGCAATAAACATATCATCATTCATTGCATAAAATAAATCAATAATATCTTGCATAAACTCTTCAACCTGTTCATCGGTAAGTTTAGTACTGTAAGCAAAGTTAGGAGCTTTCGGTCCTGCATTTACATTAATACCAGTATGGCCGATAGCTACATTATCCTTTGAATAAGTAATGCTGACACTACATTTACCAACGGTTTGTAGGCTACCATCACTACCTTCGAACTCATCGTGTACCATTAGATCATCACCATCTACTTCAATAGGCTTTTTAATATACTTTGAAGATAGGATATTAGCAATCTGGGTATTTAAAAGTCGCTGATACGCTACAGCACCAAACTTATCCAAGTTAGGAATTTCCCAACAAAAACTAATTGCATCATCACTTGCAATATAATCGTTTTGAAGTACATCTTCTTGATCGATCATACCATCGATACCTACATTCATATAACCTCTAAAGGCTATAATATTTCCAATAGGTAAAGTTTTCTTTCGAAAGAAATTATACGCAAAACGTTTATGAATTAAATCACCGTCATAATTAAGATTCTTAATAATCATACGTCAATTATATATTATTTCCTCTTTATTTCAATTATTTTCTTAAAATATCGTAAAACTTATTTTTATCTAAAATATAATCTTCAAAATTATATTCAGTATTAGCAAAAACTAACATAACATCATCATCAGTTAAAAATTGTTGAGAATCCCAAACTAGTTTATCAATAAAAATACTATCACCTTTCTTAAGAATAGTTTCAGTAATTTCGTTTTCACCGGATTCAAGCATTACTTTTATTATACCTTTAACGCAAACTAAATATTGTTTGGTTTGATGGTGAGCATGCTCACCTCTTACTGTATTTTTTGGTACATTATAAATTGTAAAAACTCTTTTTACATCAAACGGAATTTCTTTTAAATTAATTGGTAATAAACTACCCCTCTCATCTTCAAATATATTATTCATAGGTTTTATATGTATCCATTAAATGCTTTGAACCTCCTTGAAAATGAATTGACTTGAACTGAATCTTTTTATCTAAAACTGGACTGTAACAAAAAGGCTTTTTATCTACAAACTCTATCTTTTTTATACCATCGAATTCATACATATTATCTGAGTCATTTATATTATGGTCGTATGTCGTATTATCCCGAATATTAGATAGTTCTCCAACACCAACTGAACATTTATATCTTGCAAAATATTCAAATAAAGTCATATCGCATACACCACCTGGTAGATTAAATTCCTGTCTAACTTTATAGTGCGATGCAATTTTAGCAAATTCGTAGCTATTTTTTTGTTGATATATTTCAAAAAGAAACTTGCAGAACATTTTTAAACCCTCAGTCGTAAAATATGATGTGCATCCTACTGATCTTAGTATTAACGTAAATATATAATTCTTAAAAAATTCTATATCATCTGTAACATTATGATATAATAGAACATCTGAGTCGATATAAAATACGTTATCAACATTTTCTTTTGTCATATATTCATATAAAATAAACCACCTTAAAAAGCAAAACAGTTCATAATCCCCCAACGTTGATAGTGGGGTATAATATTTTCTAAACTCATCAGAGTGGGTTGTATACTCGAGTATATTAACATTATCACAGTTTTCATACTCGCTATCAGAAATAACAATTACCTTTTCATTGTAAAATTTTGCCTGATTAATACAGGTCTGAACATAATCATGCTTACCTCTATGTATTAATATTACCGGTATCTTTGATATTTTTTGCGACATAATCTTGTATATATTTTAATGTAAAATATTTTTTATTCAAGTTCAAATTTTTACTTAGTTTATCAGTATCGACTGAATCTAACGTTTTTAATACTTCTGGATAATTTATAACGTTACCACATTTAATAAAAACTGAAAAAGTATCATAATCAAGAAACTCTTCATATGGTAAGCATATTTTTTCAGTAAATAGTACCGGTATAGTATTGCAAAACATACTTTCAAAAAATCTATAAGAGCTTAAACCACAACCTCTTGGGCATAAATTAAAAACAAAGCTACTAATTGTTTTATAAAAATCTTCTGGTGGTATGTTATTAGAATTAAAAAAGTATTTATGGTGAGAGAATTTTTTTAGTATATCATGTCTAACTGGGTGAGTTACATTACCTATAAAACCGTAATTATATGTTTTAGCTTCATCATACGATTCTTGATTTATAGCAAAAAATGGAACTACTATATCATTAGAAGTTTTATGACTAGTATTAAAATTTATTATTTTTAAATTCTTATATTGTTCTATAAACTGATTAAAAACTGAAAAATCATTATCATGGTTATAAAATGCGACAACAATATTATCTTTATATAAATTGCAATAATAATCAATTACGTAGCACATATATTGAGGTTTATAACCAAAAATTAATATTTCTAAATATAATCCAATAACGATTACCGTATCTTTATCTACCTTATCTACTTTTTTAAAATCTTTAAAACTATTTTCAACATCTTTAGTTCTACAATTTGGTGCAAACAGATCAATGTTTTCAAGCACATCAGGCCTACTGCTTAAATAATCCTTTAAATCAATTTCATCTTCGAATCCGGGAAATTTTTTAAGTATTTCTGTATAGTGAATTTGCTTATATTTTAGCATTTTCCTTTATTAAATTAACTATAAACTCTCGCTGATTATATGTAAGCTTTTCATTAAATGGTATGGAGATAGTTTCTTCACTTTCTAATTCACTATTTTTTAAAATAATATCTTCCCTAAAGCATACCGTTTTATGCTGACAATAGTAATGGATACCGTAACTAACTTTATTCTTATTAAATACCTCTATTAATTGATTTCTATTTTTTACTCTAATTCTATATAAATGGTTTGATGTATTGTTTAAATTTAGTTCATCATTATAATACTCTTTTACTATCTTTAATTTATAAAGTTTATTTTCATATTTTTCAAAATTTGTATTTATGATTGATGCATTTATTGCTGGTAGATAAAATTTATAACCAGGTCGTTCTTGTACTCGGTCCCAACTATTTTTTTCTTGTGACATACCATTGTATGCAAGTGATCTAATTTTATCTATTTTTGATTTGTCATTAGAAACAATAATTGACCCATCTACCCCTCCTAAAGGTTTGGTTGGGTAGAAACTAAATATCATTAAATCATTATCATTACATTCATTTGTAAATTGATTTTTTTCTAATTTTTGAGCTGAGTCAATTATTTTATAATCATCAAATTCAGCAAAAGTATAACTGTCACCGACCCATTCAGTATTATCATTAAATGAAATATTATTACCACTAGTAATTACAGCATTGCATACAACTGGTGGTATCATAGTAGGTAAATTTATTGTTACCTCTTTATTTAGAATAGATAAAAATAAAGCATTAGTAGCTGAATTAATACCTACACCATATTTTGCTCCTACAAAATTAGCTATTTTATTTTCTACTGTATTAACTACCTTATCGTGTAGTGTATGGTTAAAATAACTAGTATCTATATTGTAATTGGGTAAATTAAATAATTCAATCATCTTTCAATGTAACATATGTATGCCATCTATAATTATGCATATCATTAGCAAAAACTTGTAACGAATCATCTTTAACTTCAAAAATAGGTTTTTCTTTAATATAAGAATTTTCCATCGTTACTGCTTCGGTATACGGTAACACGGGAGGCAATATTGTATATGTTTCAATTATATTTTTTAAGCTTTCCATCGCACCATATGGTATTTCGAACCCAGGATCATGTTTATCGTTTAATACAGCAGCTAATGATAAATGCCTCTTACCAGAAAATTCTGGATAATTGTCATCAAAATAAAAGTTTTTAAATCCTAATTTTTCAGCATGCATAATTCTTTTATATGCATCTTGATGGTCATCAAAAATAACTAACGTTTCTTTTGCTTTATTTTTTGATATAAAATCATTAGTTAAATTTAAAAAATCTGTAGTTATATATTTTGAATTTTCACCTTTATATACAACTTGCTGTAAAAATGGTTCAATGCAAACAATTTTTGTTTCAGGTAACAATTGATTAATTAACCATGTTGTTTGACCTTTAAAGACTCCACTTTCAATTATAGTTGACGGCTTATATTTCTTTAAAATATAAAAAAGGTGAAATAGGTTAACTGATAATGTACCGCCGCTATTCTCTTTTATCGGTCTACTATCATATATTTCTAAAAATTCTTTTATATAATTCTTTATATCGGATGTATCTTGTGTTTTCATATTATTTTTTTATAAGGTATTCGTTACCTATATTATATACTATTTTATAGCCATTATCCAGTATTGTTTTATGAAACTTATCTTCATTATGTTCATATCTATAAGTGGTAGCGGTATCATATGCGACATATGTAGAACAATGAAATGGGTTTTGAGTTTTAAGTATTTTTAAAAGTAATAAATTAGGTATATCTAAAGATAGTAAATATTCTAATGCTTCATCACCATTAGGTAGGACATTTGTTAAAGCACTAATAATACCATAATCAAAATTATTAGTAAAATCTTTAGTTAGTTTATTATAACTTTTAGTATAAAAATTGCCTGGAAAGTTTTCCTTGGCTATTTTAATTGCATTTTCTGAATAATCTACACCAGTATAATTTGACCCTTCTACTTCAGTTTCGTTTTTTAAAAGTAAATTTAAAAAACCGCACCCACAACCTATATCTAATATTTTCGTTTCTTTATTAAAATTTTTTTTACCCACCTCAAGCAAAAAGTTCCAGTGTTGAGGCCACCCGGTTGATTGATACTCATGTGTATTCAATGCAAGTTGTTTTTCATGTAGTTCTTTTATTTTCCAACTATTTAGATGGTTGTATTTTTCTTCTAACATAATTTAATTCTTCTTTAAAAACTTTATTCAATTTATCTAATGATTTTTCTATATATAGCGGATGTTCCCCATTAAATGTGTCACTATAGCATGGTCCTCTGCCGGCTGGTAAATATTCATGGACACCTATAAATCGGTCTTCAATTTTTTTCTTTTCATCATTATTACCAATAACCCATGGGTAAAATACTTCAAAGAAATAGTTAGGTATTCTATTACCTGAACCTCCTATATTCCAATAATATTCCATCTTCTTATAGACTTGCTTAGGAAAAACGTATGAGTAATGATACATTTCAACTCCATGTTTATCAAAAAGTGTTTTACTATCTAAATGTTTTGCTGGTAAGGTAGTAGTACCTATAGGTGGTTTAATAGTTGGTGGTCGGTGAGTAGCCCATTTGCAGTTAGGGTACGATTTGAATATTCTTAAAAAATTATCTGTATTTTGTTCAAAACCTGTCAAGTAATGATCAAATCCCCCGAAAAAGGATTTACTTTGAACTCCAACTGAAGTATATTTTTCATCAAATAATAGTTTATTAATTTTTTCTAGATCACCTTGTTTATATATTTCATCACAATCCAAATTCCATACATAATCTATATCACTATTTAAATGTTCCATATATGCATTACATTGTGAATCCTTTTCATTGTATTGGCTATGTATAATTTTAATTTTATTTTTAGGGTCTGGAAAATTATCTAATATATAATTAGTTTTATCAGTGGATGTTGTTAAACCTTTATCTTGCCAATATTTTACCGGTCCTTCTGCAATTAATATTTGAGATGCAAAATCATATACACTATTTAAACATTCTTCTAAAATATAATCCCCGTTTAAGACTATCATACCGAATGCTACTTTTTGTTGATGTTTTATATTCATAAATTATAGGTAACTTTTATATTATAACATTGATTAAAATAATCAATATATATTTTTTGCAAATGTCTATCGTTAAATAAAAGATCATTATATGTATGGTCTTTATAATTTGCCCCGGTATATTCAAAAGTTTTATTTTCAAAGTTAGGTGTAAATTTTGAAAAATGATTGAAAACAAATGGCTGTTTCTTATCACCCCATATAACATTTTTTTCCCTTTCAAAGAAATCAAAATTTAGATATTTATAATGCCATGGAGCTCCGTGAGATATATCTTTATCCCCGATGTATATTTGTTCTTGCGGTATAATACCAAATATACCTTCTAAAAACTTTTGATCACCACATGTTGCTAAATGTTTAGGCATTTTTGTAAATACTGCGTCTCTCCACCATTTTAAAGCTTTTTTACCATTATCAGTATTTTTAAACACTACAACTCCTACATTAAACAATCCATCTACATTATTGGTAACAACATGTTTATGTCTAAACATACAAACATCTTTATCCTTCATATTGTTTAGAATAATATTAAAATCTTGATAAAAATAAATATCGGAATCGATATATGAAATATCTATTTCCTTTTCATTTAATAAATAATAAGAGAAAAATGATGCTAATGACCAAATAAAATCATTTCTATTTCCTCCGCCTAATTCAGGGTTTGTTTTATCTTTTAATTCAAAAAAATCTTTATCTACCTTAACTAAATCATCAATAAAATACGGTTCAATTTCTGGTAAGTTTAATTCTTTAATTTTGTTAAAAGATTTTTCACATAAACAAAGATAATGTAATTTAAAATCACTAGTAGTCTCTTTTAACGATTTATATAATGTTAAACCGTAAAAAAGGTAATTGAAGTCTGATAATGTACATATATTAATCATAAAATTTTTCTTTTAATTTTTTATCGATAATTTTTTCAAGTTTATTAAATTTTGAATCTTCAACTATTTCATCTTTTTTATGCGAACTATTATGCCAATGCCATGTGAAGGCAGATATAAATAGATGGTCATTATTTTCTAAAGGTTTGGAAAACCACTGCGCTTCAATAACATCACCAGCACCGGGATATTTATAATTAATACCCCATTCAGTATTAAAATAAGCACATGGTAAAATATCAAATTTCATCTTATTTTTATACACCGAACCAAATAAACTTTTACCCCAACATGTTGAATTTGAAACCATTGGAGAATTTTGAATTTCTTCTAAAAATAGTTGACCTAATTTACTTCCCTTTTTAAGATTCATTACCGTACCACAACAACCTTGCTCTTCAAAATTCAAATCAGATCCCCATACATATAGAAACTCATCTTTTAATAAGCAAGACATATCTCTTAAAAAAACTATATCCATATCGACCCAACACCCTCCGTATTTATAACAGCATAATAATCTTAATAAATCAGAATTTAAGTAATAAAGGTTATCTCTTTGATTTATAAAACTCTTACCTTCCACAGGGGTATCTTTTGAAAGTTCAACCGGGTCATAAATTCTAAAATCTATATATTCTTTAAACGGTTTAAGTAATTCATTATCTGTAACATCATAATCTGACCATAAAACTAATTTATGTTTTTTATAATCTTGAGTTGCAAAATATGATTTAATACATAATAGTTCTTTTCTATTTTTTATTTCAGAATAAATGTGAAAATTATTACTTTCATTATTTTTAACATTTATATCTAAATTCTTTAAATGTTCTAAACATTTCTCATAATCATGATATAAATCCGGAGTATTTTCTATACTTATTTTCATTATTTGTTTGTATCTACTTTATCCCAATCAGGTTCAAGTTTTAAATATTCTGCTAGCTTTTTTACATCAGCTATTCTTTCATCAACCAATTTATACCATAGATCATCACTTTTTTTATCATGTTGATCACTTAACATTCTTTCAGCTACTTTATCTTTTGGTCTTTGACCAAATACCCAATGATTGTGTTGTATATGTATGTCTCTTATATGTTTAACTCTATCAAAGGCTTTAAAAGTTTGATACATCCATTGATCTGACCAATTGATTAAAAATTCCCCTCTACACATATAACCTAAAACTTCTGTATATTTTTTATGAATAAATGCATTTACACTAATCTCATCTTTATCTCTATAACCATCATAACAATGAACTAGTTTAATTTTATCAGTAGGTAAATTTTCATTATTAAATTCTTCTAATATTTTTTTATCCCAATTGCTAGTTTTAAATACCATATCATCACCAATGTAACCTAAAATATTACCTTCAGCATGTGGGTAAAGCATATTCCATATTTTATTGATACCAATAAATTTTTTATCATTTTCAATAACTATAATTTTTACAAAAGGTATGGAATCAGCAATTTTCTGAACTATTTCTAGCGTAGGATCGTCTGCATCAATACCAAAAATTAATTCAACATTATTAATATCATCGACTGATGTTATGATTGAACTAATTAAAGTTAATTTTAAATTAAGTCTTTCTCGACTTGGTACTAGTAAGCTTATTTTATTCATTTTTTAAATTTTTTAATATTTGTATTACTTCAGGTAAACTGGTATCAGGAACACAGTCTTTCCAAGCAGGTAAATAGCCGTGTTTATTTTTAAATATTTCAGCACTATCCATTATTTTTTGCTGCCAATTATCACCCCGACGTATAGATGAATTATCTTCACTACATGCTTGTTCTTCGATATAATCACAACTATTAGCTAAATCAGACCACCACCAATATGGTGTACTATAACCAGCTTTAGCTAAACTATAAGAATGTTCAACATGTTCAAAATTATTTTTATCAAAATTTTCATCAAATAATCCTACCTTTTTTAGGCATTCTTTAGTGTAAAAGCAAACTGCGCCGACACAATGCTGATTTAACGCTAATTTAAAATTACCATAATCTATTATTTTACGAGGTTTAGGATTACCTTTACTAATATTACCTTTATTAGCAGGTCCATGATACCCAAACATCATATGGTGTATACCTGTCTTTTTGTGAGCATCGATATAAGCTTTAAAAACATTATCTTTAAACATCATATCATCTTCAATTATGAAAATATAATCACACCTAGTTTCTAATAAATGTCTAAATAATTTATTTTTACTTTTGCATACACCAATATTTTTTTCATTATTAATTATGTTATATCCAGCATTTTGTAGAGGTATTTCACCATCATTCACCACAACCATTTCATCATACCAATCGGTTTTTATACTTTTAATACACTTAGTAAAAAAATTATTCCTATTACATGTTACAATACCTATACCAATCTTTGACATTATATATATTTTATAATAAATAATATATATGTCAACTGAAATAAGTATTAAACAGATACCACTGGTAACAGAAATTAATAATAATGATTTATTACTGGTGCAAACAACAAATGCAACTAATTCGCTAAAATTTGAAAACTTTGTTGTAGGTTTAGAAAATACCACATTTGCACCTACTATTAGTGCTAATTCAACAAATATTGGTTATGTAAGTTCAGTAATTGGTGATACGTTTTTTGAACCTACAACGATACTTGAAGGACCTACTACTGTTACGACCGGTACTAAAATGTTACCGATAATTATAACATCGGGGGGAGAAAGAAGAACTTATCATTTCTTAATATCGGCAGGTGATCTTGCTACGTAGTTAAATCGTCAAGCTTTTTAATTTTTTCTAATTGCTCTTTAAACTCATCTTCATCCTTTTTCGAAAGGCCTTGAGATTCTAACAATTTTTCCATAATATCAATATTTTGTGGATTAAAAATTTCCGAACCACCGTCACCGCCAATAATATCCCCTTCTGCATCGATATAAAGTCTAATCATTTGCATACGTTCTTGTTTATTGCCAAAAACTTCAATCAATGCTGGTGAATCGTCCCTAGGAAAGAATGGATTATCTTGAGGATTTTCATGATAATGTCTCTGCAATACTTTAAAAAAGCTATCAATTTCTTTAATATAAGTTTCATCAACTTCTCTGATTCCATTATCTTCAACTTTAATATCATTAAATTTAGTCATTGGTATAAAGAAAATAATGTCTAAATTAGTTAAAGCCTCTCTAACAATAGGAATACACTCATCAATAAAGTCTTCATCTATATCATTACCTTCTTGGCTCATAGCCCACATAGAGTAAACTAAATTATCTAAAGGGCATCTATCAAAAATAACTTTATCACCGCTCCTAAATTCTTTTAAGGTTTCAACCATATAATCGAGAATAGCTTTTTGTGATTCTTTAGTAGTTTGTTTACTATGAGGTAAACCTTTTTCATTTAAGACGTCTCTATACGTCTTTACCTCACGACCGTACGTATCCCACTCTTGTAAAAAATCATGTATTAACGTACTTTTACCAACATTTGCTGTACCACAGATTGCAATTCTCATACTATTATTTTATAATAAAAATTTGATATATCAAGTCTATATACTATAATTAATATATGATTACGTTTGATGAAAAGTCCCATACTTACAAATGCAGTAAAACTGGTAGAGAATTAATATCTGCAACTACATTAATAGGTAAGTATAAAAAGCCATTTGATAAAATGGAAAATGCAACTCGAGTAGCTAATAGAGAAGGTTTAGATGTCGACTTTGTATTAGATATGTGGGAGACAGAAAAGAATAGAGCTTGTGATTACGGTACTAGTATCCATAAAGTCATGGAAGACTACTTAACTGAAGGGGTTGAAGAAGAAGAGCATGAATCTTTGTATTCTTCTTTTAATAAGTGGAAGCATATCTTTAAGAAGTTTCCCACTTTATTATGTGAAGAAAAATTACATGATTTAGACAATTTCATTGCAGGTACAGCAGATTTAATTTACGAAAATAAAACCCATTTCATGGTTGGTGATTTTAAGACTAATAAAGCGTTTAATTTCTTCTCTCAATATAATGAGTTTATGCTTAAACCGATGGACCATTTAAGTGTGTGTGAATTCAATACATACGGCTTGCAATTATCGTTATATGCTTATTTACATGAAAAGAGTTCAGGTAAAAAATGTACAGGGTGTGTTATATTCTATAAGGATAAAGAAAATAAGTTTTATCCTATCCGGGTGAATTATATGAAGAATGAAATTATTGCATTAATTGAAGATTACAATAATCCCAATTCACTATCTTCAAAAATTGCTTAATATACTTTTCTCTGTTAGGTCCATACTTTTTATAATAAGCATGCTCCCAAACATCTATACCAAGTAGTATAGTTACGTCTGAATCCATTAAAGGGTTATCTTGGTTATTGGTAGATATTAATTCTAATTTATTACCTTTCTTAACTAACCATAACCAACCTGAACCAAAATGAGCTAAAGCTTCATCAACAAATTTAGCTTTAAAATTATCTACACTCTTATATTGTTTTTCTATTAACTCTTTAACAGGTCCCGAAATTGTTTTCCTATCAGGTGACATCATATTCCAGAATAACTGATGATTATACGCGCCTCCTGCATTATTACGAATTGCATCTTTTTTAGATTTAGCTTTTTTAACTATTGATAACAAATCTTGCTTATTAGTAGCTGGTAATGCTGCATTTAATTTTTTAACATAACCTTTATAGTGTTTATTAAAATGCAAGTTCATTGTTTCAGCATCTATACTAGGCTCTAAAGCATCTAGAGCATATGGAAGCTTTATAGCTTTAATACCTTCAACACTTTCTAAAATAATATCTGCTAGTTCATCATAATTCATTTTTTACCACCTTTCATATTAGCGCACCAATGATACATTTTACCCTTTTCCCCGCCGGATTTTTTAGCTTTACGTCTTAGTTCAGTTACCGAACCTTTACAACTAGCTCCTGATTTTTTTACTCTACCTGGTCTACTTTTACCTTTAACTTTTTTATCAGCGTAGTTTTCAAAATATGTACTAAAATTAATCATTTTCTTTCATTCTTTGGGTTTTCTTTTTACTTGCTTCCTTCTTTTTACTAATATATTTAAATGCAGAACGTAAACTTTTCTTCTTTTTTGTGTCTTTAGTTCTACTTACTGCAGCTCTAACTCTTTGATGTATTAGATTAATAATTTGTGATTGTCTTGCATGTGATTTAGATTTAAATGATCTTTTATTTAAAGTATCTCTTACATCAGCTACAGTACTAAACTTTACACTAACTGTATCTTTAGGGTTTTCATCAGTATACAGCCTTCTACTTGAACCTTTAGGTTTTTTACCGGTTCCTTTCTTGGGATCAGCCTCTAATAATATTTTTTCTACTAAAGTGTTAAACTTCACCTAAATATTTAATAGAAATATATAAAATGTCATGTTTGGTCTTATTACAATGTTACTTACAACGCTCGGTGCAACAGGCATGGGGTCTATGCTCAAAATTGTTGGTGGTCTTTTCGCTGGTATATCAGATGCTAAAGAAGCAAAACATAAAAGAGAGCTTATTAGAGATATGCAGCTTCAAAAAGCTGATCTCGAATTTCAAAAAGCCGTCTTCGGTGACATGGATAAAGACACATCTGTTTTTACCAGGGGTACTCGCCGGCTCATTGCTCTTATCGGGATGTGTAACTTTTTCGTCATCTCGGTCCTCTGCACCCTCTGGCCAGGAGTCGAGCTCATTACCTTCACCCCTCCAGAAAACAAAGAGTCGATCAAACTCATCTGGGGATTGGTTACTTTCCCCTCAGGAGCAGACATTACCACCGCAATTACAACGGGGCACATTGCTTTGGTATCAATCGCCACTCTGGGAGCGATAATTGGATTTTACTTTACACCAGGTGGTAAAAGATAATGGAAGTAATTATTTACTGATTGCTCTATAAACTTTATCCCAATCTTCCCCTGGATCGTTTTCCTTTAGATCAGCAACCCGATCTTTCATCATATTATAGTAGAATTCCAACTCTGTATTTTCTTTTATTGAATCTTTAAGAGTATTTTCTGCTTTTAACCAATCTCGATTTTTATAATGCTTTAAGAATGTGTCATGTAGCATATAATTAAATTGGTCATTTAATACTGTATAAACTGTTATACCTTCTTTCTTACCCTTGACAGCAATTTTATCTAATTCTATAAATTTAAACTTATTACGTATAAGGTTAATAGTTTCTTGACCTAATAGGATACCAACACCATATGCTTTGGTTTGACCTTCAAGTCTTGCAGCTAAATTAACTCCATCCCCTAAGCACGTATAATCAAATCTTTGATCTGAACCCATATTACCTACAACAACTCTACCGGTATTGATACCGATACCAATTGCTAATGGTTTTTTACCCTCTTCAATTAACTGTATATTAAGGTTAGAAAGTTCTAATTGCATTTTTATTGCAACTTCAATTGCTTTAACACGGTGAGATATCTGATCTTCTGGTAAAGGAGCATTCCAAAATGCCATTAAAGCATCGCCGATATATTTGTCTATTGTACCTCCGGATTCCATAACTATCCTAGTCATGGGTGTAAGGTATCTATTAATGAGATATGTTAAACCCTGGGGGTTATCTTTAAACTGCTCACTGATTGTAGTAAACCCTCTTATATCAGAAAATAATATAGTTAAGTCTTGTGTATCACCGCCAAGTTTCAGCATATTAGGGTTCTTTTGTAGTTTCTTAACTATTTCAGGAGCTAAGTAATGCTCAAACTGCTTTTTAATTAACATTTTACCTTTATATTCATGTATAAATCTAAAGAATATAGCTAATGTAAATACTATAAAAATACTATAAACGGGGTATGTAAAATCGTATAATAAATTATGATTACTGAATAACCAAAATCCATATACAGGTAAACTAATTATCACTACACTTATCAGTAAACTGTTAATAACCCATAGAAACCTAAGCGCACATAGCGTCAACAGTAAGCTCAGTGCTAAAGTAAATAGTATTTCATATAGGGTTGCTTCAACCGGTCTCACTAAAGCATTATTATTCGCTAAAGTTTCTACAACTTGCATGTTTAATTCATGACCATTGCTAACTCTTATAGGTGTTGCTACTGAATTAGATAAACCTTCTGCTGTTAATGCAATTACTGCTATAGTATCCTTTACAGTAGACCAATCTTCATTTGTTAATGAAATTTTATTAAACTCAGTATCATAATTAATCCATACTCTAGCATTTTCATCAGTTTCAAAAGTACCAACATTTCTTAATCTAATAGCACTTACACCTGCATGATCTACTTTAACTTGATAGGATCTATCATCTACTAAAGTTCTTAAAATTTCTAAAGGTAAAGTTGGGTATACCTCATCTTTAACTTGTATCATTAGGGGCATACGTCTAACAACACCATCAAGCTCCGGAGCTGTAACAGTCATACCTACTCCTTTAGAAAACATACCCACACTTTCAATAGGACCGATACCATTTGGGTAGTCAAATAACCAATCAGTTAACCTTACCGAACCAATAGTCGTTATATTTTGTTTAACTAAATCTCCTTTACCTTGTAATGCAGCAGATTGAGTTGTTACAACCGGGTAATGGTATAAAATATCAGTAAAGGTTTTATCTCCTCCTAATCTATCTTCTTCAGCAAATAAAATAGGTAATACTACTAAACCTGCTCCATGATAATATGCTTTCTCTATATAATGTGATAATACGTCTCTTTTCCAAGGCCATTGACCATATTTTTCTAAACTAGCTTCATCTATTTCTATAATAGTAAATAAATCCGATGTTTTTGTATTTTGGGTTTTTTGATAATAATCTAAACCTTTCAATCTTAAGATTTCTACTGGATATGGGTCATATATTCTTAAGACTGAAAATAAGACTGCAGCAATAGTGCAATATATGAATGGTTTAAATTTATTAAGTTTCATTGTTGAATAATATTTATAGATACGCTACCACCAGCGTTTAAAACACCTTCAGTTACAGTTCCTTTATTGTTATAGTTTAAAGATACATCTGAAACTGAAGGTACAATTAATTTAATTTTATTTTCATTATCTGAAGTAAAAGTAGCTTTATCATCTTCAATTTTAAAAATTGAGTCTGTTTCTTCTCCTCCAAAATCTATATAAGAAGCTTCTTCTAATAAATCTTCTTGGTTATCGTTTTCAGCCTGTTCATCATCAGTATTTTCATTTATTTCAGACTCTATTCTAACTATATCATTTTTTCTATCATTATCTACGGTAGGTTTAGATGGGGAATTAAATGATGATGAAACTGATGTAACTTCAAAAGCTTGTGTTAAAACAACTGACCCTATATCATTAAAAACTTCAATAGATCCAACATATCGATTACCATTACTATCTTCTGATGGTAATAATGTAAAAGTACTTTTACCCGATTCTTTAACCACTACTTCAAAGTCAGTCCCTCTAACTGATACTGAAGCAGTAGGGGTAGTTATTTTAATATTTTCTTTATTATTCTTTGCTATTAGACCTGATGTATATCTTAGAGTACCGAATGATGCTTTTAAATTAACTTTACCTTTTTTTGTATTATTATCATAAACAAATTCATCAATTATTAACGTTGAATATTTTGAAATAGAAACTTTAGTTTCATCTACGAATAAAATTTTAACTGTCCCGTCTAAAGTTTCTATTTCATCATACATTTCAACCGGTGTACCAACACTAGTTAGTATTTTTTCATCACCTCTTACAATCTGTGCAGATTGGGACTGAAAGGAAACCTCCCCAACTTTAGCTAAAGCAGAGGAGGTTATTAAAAAGAAAACAAATAATAGATTACGGTTGTACGAAATCAGGTATTGTAACACCTTGTGTATAGTTTCCATTAAAATTACTTATAACATCAAGCCCTTCCAATCCAGCAGTATAAGTACCGTCGGATTGAATAATAGTAAAGGTTGTATCACTACCATAATGTGTAAGCTCTATTGTTTGATGTTCTGATCCAGACTGCACTAGGTTAAGATCATTACTATCACCTTGAAGTTGGATGGTTTGGCTATGACCAATACCAAAATTACCACCTTCTTGAATCGATGTAATTTGATTACCATTACCTATTAATGAAACATCAGATACTGCTCCGAGATTATCATTGAGATAAAAATCTAATATATTACCATTACCAATAATGAAGTTTTTCAGGGTTTGTTGTGATATAACTGAAGCTTCTGATGATGTATCGTCTTTTTGGAGTGAAATAACATTACCGTCACCAAGAATAGTATTGGTAAATGTATTTTGATCACCATTTACTATAATATCTTGTGTATTACCATTACCTTCAATATATAGACCAAAAGTAGTTTGATCTCCATCCCACTGAATATCTAATGTGTTACCATTACCAATTTGTGAAATATCGAAATCACTACTATCCCCTGCTATAGTAGAAATATTGGTTGATGTACCGATTTTATTACCAGAACCAACTTGAGTGATGTCAAACGTTCCGGTAGATCCGTCTTGTTCTAAGTATATTTCATTATTTGCAAATGCAATAGTACTTGTTAATAATAATGCTAGTAGTGTTGTTTTCATATGAATATTTATAAAAAACAACACTGTTTTTTACTATTCAACAAAATTCCACAAACCTTTTTCGTCCCCTTGCAGCATTAAATCAATAATACACGCATCTATAGCTTTTCTTGTAGCAATTGAAACTCTTTCATTTCTTGCATAACCAATTTCAGCTTCTCCATAATCATTAAATTCTCCTAAATTTAATTCATCAGTATCAAAATATTTAAAAAACGTAGCACCGGTGCCAACACTTAGTATAGTTTTACTAACCGTTGAAGATAATAATATTTGACCAGAATTAACACTAACAAATCTCATCGAAACTGTTACGTTATCTTTTCTATACTGTTTAGAAAACCCGATACCTAAATAACTAGCTCCTATACCACCTGATACGATATTACTTTCGTATGAAATAATACCACCTTCAACTATCATACCAGCAAATAATAAAGCTCCTATACTTTCTTCAGTATCATTAAAAGATTTCCTATTAGTTTTAATAATATTTCTTTCATTTAATAAGTTAGCAAGATTTGCCCTTTCGACTACATTAAACCATTTACCATTACCTGCTTCTATTAATGATTCTATTACCCAAGCCTCTCCACCTTGTGTAACTGCAGATGAAAAAGATGCATAATTATCAGCTGTTTTTCTTTGACCAGTTTTATCATCAAAAGAGTAAACTGCAACAAATATTGGTGCTTCCTTTACGCCTTTCATATCTCCTTGATCAATCATATATGGGGGTTTCTGCACCCAAGGTGGATTTTGAACAGGTGTAGAAACACATCCCACCATTAGTAGTAAAGTTAAACTAATTAAAAATTTCATTATGGTGTATCGGTCGATGCTGGTGGTATATACAGTGAACCTATAGGTATAACTATACTAGTTGTTGAACCGTCAATTAAATCGTTAATAGTAATATAAATTTGATCATCAGAAGATTTATACCAAGTTAATTCACTGTCTTCTATTGCAAAAGTACCTGTATCTAAACCATCATCTGCAAATAATTGCTCTGTTACTTGTTTAGCTAATTCAGAATAAATTCTTGCTTGTAAGCTTGATAAAAAAGTATTAACAGCAGATCTTTCATCGGCCAATTCAGCTTGTATTTGAGCTGATTCAATTTCATCTTCGATAGCTTTTTTACGATTAAATGAGATTTGCTCTAAAGTTAATTTATGAGCAGAATAGCCTACCCCAGTAAATGTTGGTGATTTAAATTGAAATACAATCTCACTACCAAATAACATACAAGGTAGTAATAAACAAAGAAAAATATTTTTCATAAAACTATTTATATACTATTTCTTATTTTTCAATAATTCTTCTTCTTTGCGTTTGTATTCGTTTTCCATTATTTCTCGTCTATCTTTTTCTTGAAGTATCATTTTCAATTTTATATTAAGACGTATCATATCATTATCTAACATTCTTACTTTATCAATTAATTCAATTAGCGTTTTTTTAGATGAACTTATTGTAGGTGATATATCTTTAGTTACCCATTGCCATACATAATAAACAAAATAACCTAAACCTATGGCTGCAATAACTGGAAACCCAAAGTCCTGTACAAGCTTCGAAAAGTGATCTATCATTTGATCATTCATAATTAATCTTTCCTCGCATCTTCTTTACCTTCAGAAGCTGCTATCCTATCTAAATTTGGTTCAACGTTAAACGCATGGGATATTAAAGTGTCAATTTTAACTATTTCATTTGTCATAACGTCAACCCTATTCTGCAAACTACTAATCATAGCTCCTAGACCAGCTACCGAACCTTTAACACCATTAAGTATAAATTTTAGAATAATAAATATAAATAGTCCTCCAGATAAAGCCCCTGCAATCGGAAACCCTACTTCAGTTAAAAATCTAATAAACCCACCCATATAGAATATTTATTAAAACCAGATGGTTGAAATATATATTATAACAAGTAAATATTAGCATTAAATAAAAAACTGGGTATATGGAACAATTAATTTTACATTTAACAGGTGATTATCTGTTACAAAGTGACTGGATGGCACTTAATAAGATTAAGAATAGTAGAGCAGCAGCAACGCATGCTTTAGTTTATTCAATACCATTTTTATTATTACAACCATCTTTAGAAGCTTGGTTTATAATCTTTTTTACTCACTTTTTAATTGACCGTTTTGCAATTGCAAAGTATATAGCATTTGCTAAAACTAAAGTAGCTCCTTGTAAGTGGTGGCCATCGTGGAAAGATTGTCATGTTAATGGTTACAATAAAGATATACCTGTTTGGTTATCAACTTGGTTGTTAATTATTACTGATAATACAATCCACTTAATTATTAATTACTTAGCGTTAAAGTACCTATAAAAAAACTCTACTATTGCTAGTAGAGTTTGTATAAAAAAATAATTAATAAATTATTTCTTAGCTTTAGTAGCTGGCTTCTTTGCCTTTTTAGGTGCAGGCTTTTTTACCTTAGCTTTTAGTTCTTTTAGCTCAGCTTCTGCCTTTGCCGCAAGTTCTTTTGCTTCTTCAACTACTTTATTAACTTCGTCTTGATTATTTCTCGTTACGAGTGCGCCGACGACGAAACCGACGACTAGTATTGCTATGTATATGATCATAAGAATATTATTTAGTTACCCCTTCTTTTGTTTTCCAGAAATATTCGTCAGTATCTCCAAGACGGTATTCAAATCCATTTTCGACTTGATAAAATTCTGTACTAACCATAAAATCAGGGGTTTTAGGTGTTTGTGGAGTTAAAGAATTATCATATACTCTCATTCTGTTATTTGGATATAAAGCATATTGACCATTTTCTAATTCTATAACATTAAATGATTTATGTTCAGCTGGTACTTCAGCTGTTGAGTAGTCAGGTTGATCGGTATTCACATGATAATTATCTAAAGTAAACATATAAGTACCTTTTACTATGTCATGTGTTCGGGTAAACACTTCAAAATCCATACTACCAATAAATTGTTTGTAAATACACGTTACACCATAATCCATACAATTCCAAAACTGTAAATTTGGTAAATCATAATCAGGTGTTGGGGTCTCAGGTGATGAAACAAACGCGGTAATAGGAAGTTTATCAAAAACAGCTCCATATTCAGGTAAAAAGGTTTCAAAGTAAAAAGCTCTACCTGGAATACTTTTTGCAGTTACCCAATGGCCTTCTACAAATTCACCATGACCATCTTTTCCATCTCTAAGATATTCTTTTCTAACATACACTTTCGTGTTCGGTAAATTACATATTAATTGACTCATAAATTATACTTTTAATGCCATATCCCAAATGACTAATTGCAATCTTGGACTAAATTTAAGGTTATGTTTCTTACATAACTCAGCCACCATAGCTGATTTAGCTGTATGTTCATCTCTACTACCAGCACAAGGCATTAACCATACATTATCCGGATTTACTAGACCGTTATCAATATATTTTTCGAATAATTCCTTTTCATCTTCTTCATTATTAATAACAAATTTAAAACATTCATTATGACTATTATGGTGAGATATAACATCAGGTTTATATCGACGACCTTCAGGGTCTCCATTATTACTCATTTTAGGTGATAAAGTAAAATCAGCATTAAAATCATCATACCATCTATCTAAAGGTTTAAGAGTACTATTTGATTCAAAATCTATTTTAGGTATAAAACCAAATCTTTCAACAAACGTATCCATCCATGATAACAATCTTTTTTGTTGTAAAAGAGGTTCACCTCCAGTAATTTTTAATAATGCTCCTCTTTTTAACTCTTTATCAAAACCATTTTTTTCATAAAAATCATTAAGTTCATCATATGTATATCGATTTTTAATAGACCATGATACAAATGAATCACAACCATGAGGTGAATCTGCAGATGCAAAACCTTGACAAGTTAAATTACACATAGCAAGTCTCATAAAGACTGAAGGCCAACCAATATATTTACCTTCACCTTCTACAGTATAAAATACATGATCATCACTTAATGATAAAACGTCTTTGCTCATACTATAATTATATAACAGTTCCTTAGTGATATCAACATAGAGTATATTATTTATTGTCTTTTAACCTATTTTTTTAACTATTTGTATGTATGGTTATACCTATAAATATTTGTATATGCCAAAAACAACAGCTACCCGTAAAAGGGTAAAATCGGTGAAGAGAAGAGTTAATATTGTTGATTCACTCTCAGATATAACAGTCGAAAAACCTGATAAAAATTGGGATTTAGACTTCAAAATAAACGAAGAATATAAATTAACACCTAATCAGGTAGAATTTTTAGTTAAATCATTACAACAAGATACCCGAATGTGTATGGTCGATGGTCCAGCAGGTACTGCTAAAACTTATTTAGCTGTATTAACTGCATTAAAAATGCTTAATAGAAAACAAATAGATAATATAATTTATATAAGATCTATTGTTGAAAGTGCTTCGCGAAGTATGGGAGCTTTACCAGGAGAGTTAGAAGAAAAGTTTGCTCCCTGGTCAATGCCGCTAGTTGATAAACTTGAAGAAATCACAACTGCAGGTGCCGGCAGTAATTTGATGAATAAAGGTTATATTAAATGTATACCTGTTAATTTTACTAGAGGTCTTACATTTAAAAATGCTTGTGTTATTATTGATGAAGCTCAAAATATGACTAATTCTGAACTAACTACAATTTTAACAAGGTTTGGTGAAAATAGTAAGTATCTAGTTGTTGGAGATACTTATCAAGCTGATATTGGTGAAAAAAGTGGTTTTAAAAATATTTTTAAAGCTTTTAATGATCCGATTTGTGAAGATCAAGGTATTATATCATTTAAGTTTAATGAAGAAGATATTGTTAGAAGTGAAATTCTAAGATTTATCGTCGAGAGACTCAACACCGTTTAATAATTCTTTCAAGGCTTGTTCAAGTCCAACCGAACCTATATTCTGAATCGGTTGGACTTGTTTTTCCTCTGACGGTGGAGGTGAAGAGACTTCATTCATCTTAGCAAATACATCTTGTTCAAGTTTTATTGATTTTGGGTCTCTTTCACGTGTAGAAGGTATACCACCTGACATACCTGTTTGGTTTATTGAAGTTTTATTTACATTATTCTGATATATGTCTTCTAACCCCATGATGTACCTTCAAATGGGTTACCTATACCACTCGTTACTTTACTGTTTAATGGTGGTACACGAGGACTTTCGTCTGATACTGGTTCATTTTTAACTTCATCATTTTCGATTGCATTAGCTTCAATTTCTCTTTGTTTTAAATCACTTAAAGATACAGTCTCTTCATCAACCATCATACCAGGATTTAAAGTAATATGACCGATATCATGAG